CAATCAGTCCGCGGCATACCTAATCCAAGTGTCATGGATGACCGAGCAGTCGTCTCGAATCAGTTCGACGACGTGCCGAACCGCTTCCAAGGCCGCGGACTGATTGAGAAGGCGTTCAACTCGCAGAAAGGGCTGGACACCGAACTTCGCGCCCGCGCCGATGCGCTCGCCTGGGTTAATAATCCGATGATGGCGGGCGACATTACCCGCATGGCGCCGAAGCAGGACTTGAACGTCTGGCCGGGCAAATTCTTCGGCACGCGAGGCCCGCCCGGCGAAGTGTTGTCTGAGTTCCGGTTCGGCGACGTGAACATGAGCACGTTCCAGCAGTCGCAGGAATACGAGCGCATGATCGCGCAGGCGACTGGCGCGACTGACCCCGCGGCGCTGCGCGACGGCGTGCGCGACGAGTCTGCGATGGGGAGCGGTATCGCCGCATCCGGCATGATTAAGCGCAGCCGGCGAGCGATGTTCAACATCGAGTCGTTTATGAACACGCTGCTCCGGCGCATCATGTGGCGCAAAATGCAGTTTGAGCCGGATCGCTACCCGCAAGACTTCGAGTTCAACGTCAAGGGCACTATCGGCATCATCGCGCGCGAAGTCGAGATGCAGCATTTGACTCAGATGCTCCAGTACGTCCCGCCCGGCAGCCCGCCGCAACTTCTGATCTTGAAGAACATCTTCGATCAGTCGTCGTCGCCTGGCAAGGGTGAGATGGTCAGTGCGATCGAAGGGATGCTGAAGCCGGACCCGCAGCAGCAACAGATTCAGTCGCTTCAGCAGCAGTTGGCGATAGCCCTGCAACAAGCGCAGATCAATAAGCTCCAGTCAGAGGCTGCGCTGAATACCGCCAAGGCCGGAGGCGAGCAATCAGCAGCGCTCGTCGCGCAGATCGAAGCCAAGATCAAGATGGACAATGCGAAGCTGGAGCACATCAATACGCTGATTGAGGCGCAGTTCGCCGCAGTTGCAATGAAGCAGACGCAGCAAGAGGACTTGAGCCTTGCGCTGAAGAACAAGGAACTCGACATCAAAGCCCGACTAGGAGCATTGAAGAGTGTCAGAACTGCTCAGTGACGACGAGAAGAGCTACTTCATGGATATGGAGTCGCTCTTCAACCACCCAGGCTGGACGCGATTGACGACCGAGATGCGGAAAGAGCTAGAGCACATCCCGCAGGAAGTCTTCACCCATGCAAAGACCTGGGAGACTATCTTAGAGGCTCGCGCACGCGAGTCGGTGCTGCGCACCTTTGTCGAGTACCCGGACGCCATCGAACAGCGCCGAGCGGCACTCGAAGACATGAAACGACAGCAGATCGAAGAAGTGAGCACGCTATGAAGTGGATCATGTTTGATTGGGTCTGCGATACTTGTGGTGAAGAGTACAGTGATTTAGCCAAGCCGGACACGCATCAGCAGATGCATGATCTGTGCGGCGGGATGGCGAAGCGCATTTTGTCTGCGCCCCACTTCGACATCCGCATGGGAGTTGACCCGACAGGGAATCCTACCATGGCACGCAAATGGGCGAGACAACACGAACAGTCCAGAAAAATCGAAGAGAAGCGCGCACGGGAACACGGCCCGAACGCATGGGGCTCCAACGGGGCCGACATACGTCGATAAGCCGAGACCGCGCTGATCTGCCGATCTGGATTGCCGGACAACTGCCGTGCGCGGCAGCCGGATTAACCGAAAGGTGTAAGAATGTCCCAAGAAACGATTGTTGTTGAATCCGCCATCGCAAAGGCCACTGAAGACTTGAAGGGCGCTATGGGCATCGTAGCAGAACCCGAAAAGAAAGCGGTGAACGAGGACGAAGGCTTAGACCCGAAGTATCAAGGCAAGACCAAGGCCGAAATTGTTGAGATGCACCGCAATGCGGAAGCTCGACTCGGCGGCATGGGCCAAGAACTCGGCGTCTGGCGCGGACTTGTGTCTGACCTGAGCGCTAAGGTGGCGGCTCCAGCAGCGACGATCAAAGAGACGGCGCCGAAGATTACTAGCGACGAACTCTTGACCGACCCTGAAGACTCTATCTCGAAAGTCGTACGGCGAGAACTTGAAGCTGCGCTGAAGCCTGTGCATGATCGACAGGACTTAAGTGCGAGAGAGAGTGATCTTGCCGCCTTGAACCGCGACTTCCCTACGATGAACCAGATCGGCGACGATCCTCAGTTTCGTACGTGGGTAACAGGTGCTCGCGGCCGTTCGGCCGATGCAGCGCTCGCGGCGAAGGGTGACACAAACGCGGCTCGCCGGCTCCTTGAGAGCTGGACCGACCGCCAGTCATTTGCGACGAAGGCTGCTGACACGACCGACACAAGCAAGAAGACAGGTATTGACGGCGCCCGCGCCGCTGCTACCGAGTCGGGCGGCTCAGGCGGTCGCGGCACGCCGTCAGGCAAGATTTTCCACAAGTCCGAAGTTGTGGACCTGATTATCAAGAACCCTGACCTGTACAACAGCGACGGGTATCAGAGAGAGCTTCTGTTGGCCGCGAAAGAAGGCCGTTTGCAGTAGTTGCCTGGCGCCAGGTAATACCACTTTCAGTTAACCCTGGTGAATCCACATGGCAAATAGCATTTCCTACGCCAATTCGGTAGACGTTACCGATGCGGCAACTTTCATCCCGACTGTCTACTCGCTCGAAGTTCTGGCCCCGTACAAGAAAAACGTCGTCATGGCGAACCTTGTCACGAGCCTGAACCACAAGGGCAAGAAAGGCAACTCGATCGTGATTCCGGTTCCGGTGCGCGGCACGGCGTCGGCCAAGACGGCCAACAACGTCGTGACTCTCATCACGAACACGGAAAGCTCTTCGACTATCTCGCTCAACCAGCATTGGGAGTATTCCCGAGTGATTGAGGACATCGTTGAGTTCCAGGCGCTGCCGTCGATCCGTCGTTTCTACATGAACGACGCCGGCTACGCCCTCGCCCGTAAGGTTGACACGCTGCTCTTGCAGCTTGCCGCGACCTGGGGTGGCGCGACTGCGTACTTGCAGGCGACGACCGGCGCCGTGATCGGCTCGGACGGCGTGACGCGCTGGGACCCGACTGCGAACGCGAACACCGGCAACGGTGCAGCGATCAGTGACGCCGGTATGCGCGCCTTGATCCAGGGTCTGGACGACACGGACACGCCGACGCGTGACCGCTACCTCGTTCTTCCCCCGGTTGAGAAGCGCCGATTGCTGGCTGAGCCGCGCTTCACGGAGCAGGCTTTCGTCGGTGAGCGTGGCCCTGACAACGCGATCCGCAACGGCTTCGTGATGCCGCTGTATGGCGTTGACGTGTACGTGTCGAGCAACGTGGAAACGCTGCTCGCGACGGACGCTGCGACCTCATATCGCCCGTGTCTGCTCTTCCAGCGTGAAGCCCTGGTCCTCGCTGAGCAAGTCGCTCCGCGCGTCCAGACGCAGTATAAGCAGGAAGCTCTCGGCACGCTCGTGACGGCTGACACCATCTTCGGTGTGCAGACGGTGCGCGGCTTGACGGGTGCGCAGAACTTCATCGGCTGTAAGGCCGTGATCGTTCCGACCCTGTAATCGACTTGGCTGGCGCCTTTCGGGGCGCCAGCCCTTTCTAATCATCTTCGCCTAGGAGGCGATCAGAAAGGTGAGTAACCAGAAACGCTTCGCGCTGCTCGGCAGCGGCATCGGCAAGGTTGACAAGTCTGACGTTCTCGCCGATGGCGATTTCCTCGTCTACAACGCCACTACTACGAAGTGGGAGACGAAGCAGTTGAGCGCCATCACGGCGTTCGTTGAGGCTGCGCAGGACGCCGTAGGCGCGATGCTCGTAGACTCGTCTGAGATAGACTTCACGTACACAGACGCGACGCCCGCACTGACGGCGACGCTCATCAACGCCAGCATCGCCTATGCGCGCATCGCCAACGCCTCGGCGCTGTCGGTGCTTGGCCGATCGGCGAACAGCAGCGGCGTACTCGCCGACATCGCAGCCGGCAGCGATTTCCAAGTCCTGCGACGCAGCGGAACGGTAATCGGGTTCGGCGCAATAGACCTCTCGCAGTCCGCTGCTGTGACTGGTGATCTGCCGTTCGCCAACATTGCACAGCTCGCCGGCTTCTCTGTCGCCGGACGATCGGTGACGGGCACAGGTGACATCGCGGCAATCACAGCCGGCACAGATGACCGCGTGCTTCGCCAGACTGCAAGCGCGCTGAACTTCGGGCAACTTACGGCAGGCATGTTCCCGGCTCTCGTGGTGCCAGATGCAGCGCTTTCAGCTAATGTGCCGTTACTTAATGCCTCAAATATTTTCCTTGGCGTCGTTCAAAGGATATCAGGCACTAGCGCAGCAATTCAATTTGAAGAAACAGACCAGGCTGCTGACGAGAAGGTTTGGAGATTTGTAGCGAGCAGCGGCTCCTTTGCGATTGGGACTTTGAATGATTCGTTTGGCGGCGGCGCTAATGCATTAGCTGTTACTCGTAGCGGTACAACAATTCTGAGTTTATCGTTATCAGCAACTACATTGTCATTATCGGCGACTACGCTGTCGTTTACAGGCAGTGTAACAACGCCCGGTAGTTCAGCTTCCGAAGTTGGGTATCAAGGGAACCCAATTAATCAGCCGTCTACTAATTATCAAATCCTTGCAACAGACCAAGGTAAAACTATATACGCAACAGGAACTTGCACACAAGTAACAAATATAGCAAATGCGACAGCTCCGGTCGGCTTCTCTTATGAAGTTGTTGCAAATGGTGGAGGGTCTTGCACACTTGTTCAGGGGACAGGTAATACTATGTACCTAGAAAATACCTCTTTTGCAACAACGGGCGATCGAACCGTTCCGGTAGGGTCAAAGGCTTATATTTTGAAACTCTCAAATGGCACATGGCTTGTTGGCGGCTCAGGAGTTACCTAATGCTCACCGTACAGGACATGCAAAATCTGCTAGCTATCATTGTGAGCGATCGACTTACGCTGCGAGGCAATGAAGCGGCTGGAATTGCCGACCTGCAACGCAAACTCGCCGCTGTGATCGAGGCCGCGAAGCAACCCTCCAAGGACCAAGATGGCGACGGCGCAAGACCTACTGAATAACGTGCTGCGCGGGCTGCGTCGCGACATCATAAGCACGACGAGCACGACGAATAGCTACCACCTACTGCTACTCCTGTACCTCAATCTCGCGAAGGACAGGATCGAAGAGCAGTGGGATTGGCACGCATTGCGCACGACAGTGACGTTGACGCTCTCGGCCGCTACAACTTCCTACTCGCTGACTGGTTCAGGCGCGTCGGACGTAGCTGTCAGCGACAAGTCGCGCCTGCTCTATGAGCGCCCGGCGCGCTTCTCTGAAGAGTCTGGCGGCTCCAGCATGGAGACGACCGACCGCATTGCCGGGTCTGTCCCGCAAGTGTTCGATGTCACCGATGCCGCAGAGTATCGGCTCGACGAGATTAGCCCGGAGCAAATGGAGCGGCTGCACTTCACGGACAACAACGAGACAAACCTTCCAGCGTACTTCTCCCTGTCACGCAGTGGTGGCGTCATGACGGTGCGAATCTGGCCGACGCCATCCGCTACGCGCACACTCAAACTCCGATTCGTCATCCCGCAAGCCGTCATACCGAGCACTGGCATGACGGCCTACACCTTGTCAATCCCTGACCGACCGGTATGGCTTGCGGCGCTGATGAAGGCAACAGAGGAGCGCGGCGAAGAGGCCGGCCGCTCGCTGCAAACTATCGAGCGCGACTACAACGACGCTTTGTATATGGCTCTTGATCGCGAGCGGCTTGATTCGGACGACACTGGGTACCCCATCTAGATGTCATTGATTCCCTACACCATGCACTCGCCCGGTAAGTGGGGCGTGAACACGCAGGAAGCTAATCAGCAGCTCGTGCCGTTCTGGGCAACGGTTGCCGATAGCTTGGTGCTGACCAATTCGCGACAGCTAGGTTGCCGTGGTAACGTCTCGATCTTGACGACTGTGCCGGCGAGCGCCGAACTTCTGCGCATATTCGATTACGTGGACACTGCCGGCGCGGAAATCGTGCTGACTACGACAGCGACGAAGATTCTGAAAGGCACGACCGACCTTACAGCGGGCGGCGCGAACATCACGTCAGCCACCGCGCCGACGAACGGCTATTGGCGCTTCCAGAACTTCAATGGCAAGGTAGTCGGCTGGCAGGCGTCGCATACGCCCATCCGTTCTACTGGGGCGCAGTTCACTGACATCGTTGCGGCGTCTGGCTCAATCCCTACCGGCGACGCAATGGTTGCGGCCTTCGGTCGGATATGGGCAGTTGATAGCGACGGCCAGACGATCAAATACTGCGCCTTGCTCGATGAAACGAAGTGGGCGACAGCAGATGGCGCAGGGTCGATTGACATGCGCAACGTCTGGACTAAAGGCATGGATCGCGTCACGGCGCTTGCGGCGTTCGGCTCGAATCTCATCGTCTTTGGCCGTAACCACATCATCTTCTACACAGACGGCCAGGGATCGGCGCTCGGCATGGACCCGACGCAGATGTTCGTTGTAGACACTATTGAAGGTACAGGCTGCGTCTCGCGCGATACGGTCGCTTCCATCGGCGAAGGTGACATAGTGTTCCTCGCCTCGGTAGGTGTGCAGTCGCTTGGCCGCATCCTCGCGCAAAAGGACAACGCGCTCACTTCCGTATCGTGGCAAATTGCTGACCGCCTGAGCACGGCGATCAACACTGAGCTTGTCTCGGCAACCGATTTGCGGACGTGGACAGGTTCACACGACTTGGCGACCGGGCAGTACAAACTCGTTCACCGCACGACGGGCGACGTGTATGTGTTTCACTTCAAGAATCGCACGCAAGACGACAAAGGCCGAGACGTAATCCCGATTACAATCTGGGACACTGCAATCCTGTCCAACATTCGCCAGTTCGTCACGATGCGTACAGGTGTGCAGTACGTCATCGGCGGCGACTTCAATCACATCAACACCTACGACCCGACCGGCACGCTGGACAATGCGCTTAGCCCGATCGCGACGACGTGGGAAAGCGGATGGGTTGACTACAGCAATCCTGACATTGAGTCACTCACCAAAGTGCTCAAAATGGCCCAGGTCGCGGTAGCTAATCCTTCGGGCATTACGTCGCAGACGACTTTCAAGCACTGCACAGATTACGCATCTACGTTCAGCACGGAAGCGTCTAGCAGCGCGGCGGTGCTTGTCCGTTCTGTATACGACCCGATGGGCGATACCGAAGGCAAGGTTCAGAAGTACGGGCTAGTCGAAGTGAGCGGCGGTGGGCGGTCTATCCAGGATGTGCTGGTCCACATGAAGATCGGCCGCATCGCCTTCGACCATGATATTGACGGGCAGGCTGTAGTGGCCGGCGTTACGCCTAACGCTAACTTGCAGTTGCTAGTCGCCGTAGCTAGCAACGGCTCAAGCGCGAATTGCGTTGCTACGAGCATGGACGGCACGACGTGGACTATACGCACTGCAATCAATCAAGTCTGGCGCGGCGTCTGCTGGTCTAAGTCATTAAAGTTGGTTGTCGCGGTCGCTAGTAATGCGATTATGACTTCGCCTGATGGCATTAATTGGACTTCGCGCACGTCTCCTGGCGCGGGCGGCTGGTGGGATGTTTGCTGGTCAGAGGATTTACAGAAGTTCATCGCTGTTGGCAGTGGGCTGACGACGCAACGGGCGATGACCTCGACAGACGGCATTACATGGACGCTTGTCACGACGCCTGTGAGTTGTGACAAGGTTTGGGTAAGTGTCAAATGGTCTAGCCGCTTACGGGCTTTTGTTGCAGCCGCATCAGGCGGAACAAACGGGATTATGACCTCGCCTGACGGCGTAACTTGGACACAGCGTTCAGTTTCGCTCGCTGTTGGAGAGCTTGCCGAATCGCCTGATATGTTCATCGCGATTGACGAGAACACTTTTACAAGCTGCTCGTACAGTTCTGATGGTGTGAATTGGGTTCCTGACAGCTCTATTTCCGCCTTCAACGGCGCGGCGCTCTGTGCAACATATAGCCCGTCTCTTGGGCTATTTGCCGCCGGGAGTGGCGCTACGAACGACATCTCAACTGCGCCGACAAAGAGCACCAAGCCAATACCTTTGACGTGGACAAACCGCACAACGCTTGCTTCGATGGTTAGCTGTTGCTGGTCTACCTATCTCGGTAAGTTCTTCTTTGTAGGTGCGGGCGGGGTTAACGGCGGCAAGTACAGCTCAAACGGCACATCTTGGACATCTTTTGATACTCCCGCAGGCCAGACATGGGCTGCGGTGACTGAAACGGAGACAGTGTAATGGGATTTCTTGATTCTCTGACAGACTTGATGGGCTGGTCGAACAGCAACGCACAAGAGGCTTTGAACGGCGCCACCGTCAAAGAAAATCTAGGCAACGTGTATTTGCCTGGCGGCGTGCAAGGCGGCAGCGTTAACACTTCGCCATTCGCTAATATGGGTGGCGCTGGTGGCGGCTACGGCAACTCGCCGCTGAGTCAAGCCGATTGGCAGGCTATCAACCCTATTTGGGGTAACATACGACGCGCGGCAAATTACAACGACATCAACTGGAAAGACCCTTCCTTGAAAGGCGCTTCGCTGTCTCCTGAAGCCTCGCAGTACCTTCAGAATAACTGGGGTAATGTGCGGCGCGCAGCCAACTTCGGCGACATCAACTGGAAAGACCCTTCGTTAGTTGGCTCGCCGGGATACAAACAGGCTCCGGGTGGGGCAGGCGGCGCGACGGCGGGGCAAGGTATGCCTGGCTCGTCGGGCGGGTCTCCGAGCACTCTAGGCGATTTAGAGCCAGGGCGCGCCGCATTTGCCGGCGCCGTAGCGCCTAACGTCGCCGATTCGATGACCAATAACCAGCCCAACATACTCGCAGCTATGCGCGCCTCTGCGGCTCCCGGCGAGCAGCGCGCATGGAATAGCACCAATGATAATCTCTTCAGCCGTGGCCGTCTCGGCGCGAATGACAGCGCCACTGGTGAGGCGTATCGCGGTTACCAAGAAGGTGTTCAGAACGCCGATCTTAACCGACAAGTAGCATCTTACGGACTTGGTGACCAGCTTCAAACTGATGCACTGAATCGCGGCCTCGGCGCGGCAGGCGGGGCAGGTGGCTTGACTCAACTTTCAACGCTGCCATTTCAACTAGCGCTTCAACTTGCGCAGGCGAATGCGTCGTCACAACAAGGCATTGCCGGATCGGCGGCTAACCAGAATGACAATATCATGGACTCATGGTCTAAGTTTTGGGGTGGGTCTGGCGGCAACAAAGGCAGTTCGACGGGCGGATTCTTTAGCAACATGAGCGATTACCGACTGAAGAAAAATGTCGAGTACGTAGGCAAGCGTCGCGGCCGTAACTGGTACACATGGGATTGGATTGACGGCGGAAAAGGTCAAGGCGTAATGGCGCATGAGAATCTTGACATAGCTGAAGTTCATCCGAGCGGCTTTTTGGCTGTCGATTACAGCAAGGTCTAGCACATGGGAATATTCAGCGGACTTTCACAGCCCCAAGCTGATGAACAGGTGATGCAAGATCAGCCGCGAAACGGCTTCTTCCGTCAGATGTTTGCTAATCGTATGGGCGTAGAGATAAGCCCAAAAGCTCAGAAACAGCAAGACCTTGCTAGCCGCATCATGAACGAGGAGACGCAAACTGCGCTCACAAGTCAAGGCGACAGCGTTGATTTAGCTGCCGTACTGCCGAGCGTATTTTTCAATGCGGCGAAGCGGATTACAGCGCTCGGCAACCCTGAGATGGGTCAGCAGCTCTACGCCAAAGGTCTCGAAGCGACGGACAAAATGCAGCAGTCACAGGCGAAGCTCGATCTGATGAAAGCTCAGACGCGTAACGCGGACGAGCAGAAGACGCCGTATTTGGAGACGTTGAAACAGTTGACGGACGCGCAAGATCAAGTTCAGAAATTCCCTGAAGGCTCGCCGACGCGCGTGGCACTCGAAGGCAATATCAATCGTCTGAATGAACAGCTCGATAAGCTGAACACAGAGAGCAACAGCGCCGGTCAATCAGAGTTGAATAGCCTCGATCAGTCGCATTATCGCGAGACTGGGCAGCATCTCTCGTATGACGAGAAGCTGACCTATCTGCAAAATAAGCAGATGACCGCCAAGAATCCGCAGGATTATAAGCTCTACGTGCGACAAGAGCAAGACGCCGGGCGCAAGCCCGCGTCATACGCGGATTGGCTGCCGTCGCATGTGACGGAAGTAGGTGCGGCGACGAAGACCGGCGAGACAGTGCCTGTGCGCCTTGACGCGCTAGAGGAAGAGGCGCAGCTCGCGAGCCGTGACAAGGCATCGGTGCAATACGCGTTGAACTTCCTGAATAAAGGCATCAATACCGGGACTGGTGCAGAGGCTCGAACTTGGCTCGCGCGCGCGATGGATACTTTCGTCGGCAAGCCGACCGACAACAATGCTGTTGTCTCTGACACGGCAGGCTACATCGCAGCGACTACGCCTCTCGTGCTGAACCGAATTCGCGCCTTGGCGCCCGTGACGGAAGACGACCGCAACTACATCGCCAAGGTTAGCGGCGGCGATATCAGCTTGGACGAAGAGTCCTTGCGCCATACGTTGGAGATTGCCGCGAAGACAGCGGACAGCCGTATCGCACGCTACAATACGCGGCTCAGCAACCTCGGCCCGGAGTACGCGACAGTGCAAGGGGCAGGCTACAAGCCTGTTCCCGTCACGCCGCTTGACTTCACGAAGCCGAAGATGTCACGCCCGCCGCCTGGCTCGTCACCTGACGCCTTGGCGAAGTTCTACCTTCAGCATAAGTAAATGGCAACTAAAGAAGAGTACGGCCGGGCACTCCAAGCCGCGCACGACGCTGGCGACGAAGAAGCCGCAGCGACGCTCGCGGCTGCGTACACTTCTGCGTCTGATGAGCCGCAGTTATCGACATTTGACAAGGTAGCTAACACGCTTCGCGGCGTGGATGACGTAGCGCTGGCAGCGGCGCGCGGCACGGCACATCAGCTCGTCGGTACGGCGTTCGGTATCGGCGGCGCCATTCACCAGGGTCTCGGTAAGCTCGGCCTTGGCGATGCGAGTGACCCGAACAGCATCATCCGTCCGAACATGTCCTACATGAAGGGCAAGGCGGCGTATGACCTTGCCGCGTCGAGTGATGAGTTGCCGATTAAAGGCGGGCAGCTCCGCACGCCAGAAGGTGCGAAGGTAGCGCAAGCCATCAGCGATACTGGCGTTGATATACCTTTCGCCGGTCACTATACAGTCGGCGACTTAGGGAAAGGCATCGAGAACGTAGGGCAAGGTGTTGAGAATATTGCCGGCCCTGAAGCGCGCGACGCTCTTGGTTCTCTCATTACGGTCGCAACGATGCGCTCGCCTGCGAAAGTTGCGCCTGCTACTGACGCCGCTAGAGCCGTGCGTGACATGCGCAACGCCGGATACATCACAACGCCGACCGCGCCGATTGGTGGTGGAAAGTACGCGGGCACAGTTGCCGAGCGCAAACTTGCATCGCTTGTAGACGCCGACTCGCTCATTGCTGTGAAAAATCAAGAGAAGACTGATCGCTTCGGCGCTATCGCCGGCAACTTGCCGGAGGGTACGACCACGGCAGGCGGCGTTGAAGCTGCTACGCAAGCGGCGACCAAGGACTACGAGGCTATCAAAGCGGTCAAGGCGCCTATCAAGCTGCAAGCCGACGCTCAATTTATACAAGGCATTCAAGACATCGGCAAGCGAGTCATCGGCTCGAATGAGCCTGTAGACGCCTCTATTGCGCGTATGCAAAGCCGACTGCTCGCGTCAAATATGGACGTGTCAGGCGTCGTGGATCGTGTTGGCGAGCTGCGCAAGAGCAGCTACACCAACATCACGAAAGGTACGACGGATGAGGCGCGACGGCTCGGCCTTGCGCAGCGCGAGGCGGCGGACGTGCTTGAAGGCTCGCTAGATCGATTCTTCCAGCGAGCCACAGCACGCAGCAAGCCCGGCTCGCCTGTCGGCGTGCTATACGACAACTGGGTCAAAGCTCGTTCGCGGCTCTCGACGCTCCACATACTTCGCGACTCGATGAACGAGACAACCGGCACACTTGACGCAGCGAAGGTTGCGAAGGAAGTGGTGGATCGCGGCTTTGATAAGGTGAACCCGGCGCTTAAGGTTATCGCCCGCGCCTATCAAACTGACCCTAATGCTTTGCGCAATGTAGCGCGGGCCGCCAAACGCGGCAGCGCAGTCCCTATCAGCCTCGTCGGCTCGTCCGTCGCGGGCGGTGTACTTGGCAGTTACCTCGGCACGCCTGGCATGATAATCGGGGCGCTTGCACCGGTTGTCTCCCGTGAGCTGGCCCGCCAGTTCATCGCTCGTGGCAAGACTGCCCGGCTGACACAGCGCGCCGTTGGTCAGGCGAACCGCACCGTTGCGCGCGGTGTCGTAGGCGCGGAGAATATAGATGAGCAGCCCTGAACTCGTCGCGTCAACCAAAGTGCACGAAGGTAAGCGCCTGACGGCGTACCTCGACACCAAGAACATTTGGACAATTGGCTACGGCACGAACCTGCAAGACTTGACCATCACAGATGAGCTTGCAGAGGCACTACTGAAGTTGAAACTTGATGAAGCTGAGAAAGTCACGAGTATATTTTCCTGGCTAAGCGCACCGCGGCGCGACGCCTTAACTGAAATGGTGTACAACCTCGGACCGACGCGCTTCGCCGGCTTCAAGAAGCTGCACGCCGCGCTCTCAGCGATGAACTGGGAGAACGCCGCATATGAGATGCTTGATAGTGACTGGCGCAAACAAGTAGGCAAGCGCGCGGAGCGCCTTGCACAGCAGATGCGCAGTGGGGAGTATTGGAGTGTTACCTGAACTGGACGCTTATATGGCAGCCGGAACAATTATTGGCAGCGGCGGTGTAGCGTGGGGGATGGTCAAGGCCACCTTGAACGGCACTAAGGATCGCGTCGTGCGGATCAGCGACATGCTTGACGAGCATGTCAAAGCCGACACCAAGGCACAATTTGAGTTGATTGACCGGCTCGCGAGAATCGAAACCAAACTAGACGACCTACGAGGGTAGTATCATGCCGTTTGAACTGATTGCTGTGTTCATGTTGATTGCCGGGATTCTAGGCTACTTGCTCGGTCGAGACCGTAAGTAGCATGGGCGCGTTTGGCTTGCTGAAATTGTGGCTTGCCGTGCGACCCATCAAGCGTTTCCACCAATGGCGCGAAGATCGCAAAGCGCCGCCTACTGACGAGGCTCCCGTGTTCAAAGGTAAACTAACCTACACCGCCATCGGCGCTATCGCCATTGGCACCGTCGCGAAGCTGTTCGGCGTTGACATCGCTGGCCAGGAAATTGACACGCTGATTCAGGCTGTTGCTGTAGGCGTCGCCGTTTATGGACGTTGGCGCGCCACGAAGGTCTAACGCCGTCTTCCCCAGTGAAACGTGTGCGTCGCGCACAGGCAGTTCAACGCAACTTCATTCTGATGGTTGAATGGAGGTCCGCTCGCCAAATGCGAGAGATGAAACCACCCTATCCGAGTGTTACGATTAGCCGACTCCCAAGCTATCGGCCAGCCGATGAATAAGGCTCGGCCGCCGCAACTCACCGTCTTCTGCCTTCCCTGCGCGTCATACGCGAAGTCACTCAGCGGGTCAACGATCAGCACTGAGTGACAGCGCGCGTCCATCACTTCTGAACTTGGCAACTTGTAGCCGCCGCCAATCTCCGAGATGATATCAGCGTGTGCCTTCAGACTCGCCAACATCACCAGAAGCAAGAGTAGGAACCCGACCGCTGCGCCTAACAAGAATTCCCTGATCCATTTCAGCACGGTGTTTCTCCACTATCAGGCACTTCGGTTTCGATCCGGCCGTATACGGTAACGTCTCGCACGGCATCGTTGAGTCTCGCTCGTCGCACGCTGTCAGCGTCATCGCGGCGAGCAGGACCAAAGATGCGATCCCAATTTTCACGATACGCCTCCAGGTCGCCGGGGCGACGCTTGCTACCTTTGCTCATTTGCACTCACACAATAAGTCTTGCCCGTGGCTTGTACAGACCATGAGCGCCTTGTCGCCACATTTGTAATCGTCGATTGACGCGCCTTCACGCGTCCGGTGTGTCATCAGGTTGACGACAAGTTGCCGATTGCCGAGCACAACGCGGTTATCCGGCGGTGCTCGTCGCGCCATCATATTGTCAATGAGCGCGCAGCCTGTGACAAAGCACATCAAGCTGGCGAGAACGAGCAGTTTACCCATTGAAAGCACTCTGTGCGGCGTTGACCATCTCAGGGTTAAACGACAGCCGGCTTACTTCGCCGTGCTCTTTGTCGTACACGATAACCGACGCGCGGCGCGAGCTTAGATAACCGTGGCGCGATGCGTAGGCGTCAGCCGCCGTCATCGTCGGGTGTTGCTCCAGAAGCATCAACGACGACTCGATGACCTTCTGGTGGTGCATATGCCCAAGGTGCCCGTAGACATGCTCACAGGCGCCGTACATCTCTCGGAACTTGCGCGCGAACACGCGATCAACCTGTTCCGGCTTCTTCAAATGCCCGTGATGGAAAAACAGCGCCGTCTTGCCCCACTGCACCGCGTAGTAAGGGTCCGGGCTGACTTCCACCGTCACTCGCGGCTCATTCTCATAGAAAATCTTGAATGCCTCTCGCAGCCACACTGACGAGATAATGTCATGGTTGCCTTCAGCCATGAGCACGACTACATGGTCGTGCTTAATGAGCAGCATATTCACGACGCGGCGCAAGACGCGTAGTCCGACGCGGATCATCTTCTGCGCACGCGTATCGGCGTCGAGCGTGTTCTTGGCGGTCGGCGTCACGGCTTCGAGCGTATCGTAATGCAGGAAGTCGCCGAGCTGCGCCAGAATGCCGGTGTGCGAGTTCGGACCGCTCTCGATGGCGAGTTTGAACCAGTTGACGAGCAAGTCCTCGGCGATATTCATGTCCCAATCGTCGCCCGTCTCTTCCTTCCAGGCGTACATGCCAAGGTGGTAGTCGGTCAGCACGTAGAGCGACGCGAGACGCGCGTAGTTCAGATTAGGGTCGCCATACGTCAGCTCGGCGCGCGGAATTTCTGACTTCAGCGCATCGAGCGCCGTGCGGAGATTAAGCTCCACATTCTCCGCATCTTTTGCGGATTTCACCCACTGCATGACCGTTTCGCCAGTCTCAGGGTCGTGGACCTTCTGAAGCGACGAGACGCCTTTCAGATGGTGCCCGGCCGGGATGACCGGAAAGACATTGCCGACGAAGCCTTTGTCGCGCGCCTCCATTCGGCGCACGCGGCGCTGCAAGCTGCGATGATCTACACCTAACAACTTCGCTGCCGGCCTAATCCCGCCAGCTTGGACTATGGCTGCGTTAATTTCCTCGTCGGTGTGCTTCGCATTCATCGGACACTCCCAGGCAGGCAGTTACAGGGGTCGCATTTGCAATAAGGGCAGCGCGGGTGCGGGTAGCCTTCCTTGTGCTCCGTCTTAGCGCCAGGCGCCAAGGGTGCCCCGTCCCGCTGCTCGTGGATGATCTGCGACAGGGCGAGCGCACGCCACGCGAGGCTATTTGCCTCCTCGATCAATCGCGCGACGTTGTATTCGGTAGGCTCGCGCCATTCCAAGTCGGCAATGTCCATGAGATGGCGCAAGATGCAATCGGCGTGGTCAGCGCTCTTGCCGCGCGAGTGGTGCATCGGCTCGCCCGGATTGTGCTTGTCGTTCCCGCGCTTCGAGTGGCCGGCGACGCCTGCAAGCGCGGCCGGGAAGTAGCGCCAGAGGCCGTGATAGAGAGGGTATTCTTTGCGCTCGTTGCTGTCGGTCGGGAGTGTCAGGTTCATTGTGCGTAGTCCCCTAAGATGCCGGTGACGATATCGACACCTTCATCAAGCGTCGAAACGATCCAGCCCGCGTTGGCTTGCACCACCGGGTGGTCGATGACGAACGGGTAGTCGCTCACGAGAATTGTCGGCTTGCGCAAGGCGTGCGCCCACGCAAGTTCGATAATGGTGCCGATTGAAAGCCGGCGCTCGTTGATATACTTCGGCAAATAGCAGAGTGTCATATCGCACATCTGCACGTCCAGGAAGTTCTTCGAGGCAATCGCACGCGGCACGCCGAATCGCGGGTCGGGCGTGCCGAGTGTATAGCGCTCACCGTGCAGCGGCTCACAGCGCAACGGAGAGATGCCGCGAATATTCCAGCGGCCTAGCTCCTCTGACATAACGGCGCGCCAATCGTTGGCTTCGACGTTGTTGCAGTCGGTAATTGGGCCAGCCAAATAAACAGTTTTCATTCGCCGTCCTCAGAGTATGGAACCTGTTCTAGCGCCTCGCCACAATAGCAGCAGAACAGCATTTTGTTATCTTCAGGTGTTCCGTCTGTAATTTGAAAGTATTTACGGCATTGAGTTGCCCATACTCCGGAGTCACCGTCTTCGTACCATTTACACATACACATCTCCGTTCTCTTCGCACTTTTGATCCTCGTACGGCGCAACCGCTCGCCGGTACAGCTCCAGCTTCGCGCACTCCAGCACGCCGATAACTTCGTTCAGCGCCGTATACGAGATGCCGCGCTTATCAAGGTACGCAACGACGAGCGACGTTATCTGGTAATTCAGCTCGCCGGGCGTGCTGGCCTCGTAACCGCTAAGAGGCTGGACAAGTTGCCGCTGAGCTTGCTTGATATACGGCATTAGTGAACCCTCCGAAGCCAATCCCAAATGAACCCGCAATTTGCTGCAGCGTAGGCGGCGAAGATGATGGCGTTAGGCCACTCCCGCCGCATGAGGTATTCGCCAGTCTGCCACAAGTAGAGCAGCGTGGCGAGTAGCAAAGGGGTATAGCCGGGAAGTTTCAAAGTGTGATCCTCTTCATTCGTGAAATTAGCATGTCTTGAACAGTGCGTTTGCTCGTGAGCCGGGCTACTACGTCTTCGTCCATTGTATTCTGTGCGACGAGATGATGCAAGAACACTGGCCTATCCAAGCCATGCTGAGCTTGCCGCGTAGGGCCAAGCCGCTCGATGACTTGCAAGTAGTTCTCAAGGCTCCAGAAGAGTGAGTAGAACACGAGAATATTCCCTCCCTTCGCTAAGTCGATGCCATGCCCTGCGCTCGCAGGGTGGATCAGTCCGAGTTGGATTCGTCCGTCATTCCACGCATCAATCTGGTCGGGAGTTCGGATGTCAACAGCTCCGGGGAATCGCCGCTTGATTCGAGCCACATCAAATTTCCATTGGTACGCAACGAGTACGGCTGCTCCGGCCTCAGCAACGATACTTTCGAGAGCGTCGAGTTTTGAGTCATCAAATTCTTCATACTTGCCTTCCTCTGTGTAGACAGCCCCGCTTGCCATCTGCAAGCACTTCATCGTCATGACTGCGGCGTTTGGCGCTTCGGCGATCTTGTTGCCGAACTGCAAAAACATGTCCCGCTCCATCTGACGGTACATTGCCATAGCTTCGTCGGACATGTCAACAGCTATGTGATTCACGATCAACGGCGGCAAGTCGAAGTAGTCCTTGGCCTCGATGCTGAGCGTTATGTCGGCTATCTTCGCAGCTATCTGCTCTGAGGCGCCGGGGCGCGGCGTTATGGCTTGGGAGTAAGGGTCTTCGTCGAAATACCGCTTCTTGAACTCCCCGTAAGTTCGGCCGAGCCGCTCGCCTCGATCAAGGAACCAGCACTGACCCCAGAGGTCAAGGAGCCCGTTAGGGGATGGCGTGCCTGTAAGGTTAACCCAGCGACCAACATGCTTCTGTATTCGAGCCAGCGCCGTCGCACGCTTGCCGCCGTTACGAAGCCGAAAGTTCTTGAGCTTGGTGCTCTCATCTGCAATCACCGCTTTGAAAGGCCATTCGATTTTCTTCTCGTCAAGGTACGTGACGAGCCATTGGATAAGGTCGTAGTTCACGACATAGATGTCCGCGCGTCGCCGCAAGTGCTCAAGGCGCTGCGCCGCTGTCTCGTGCCCGGCAAGCGTCACGACTCTTAAGTCAGAAAACTGCTGCCACTTCGCCTGCTCGCGCGGCCAGACATGCTGCGCCACCTTCTTCGGTGCGATGACGAGGACAGGGAAGAACTTCGAGCCGAGCACCTTGAGGATATCGAACGCAGTAAGCGTCGCGCCTGTCTTGCCTGTGCCGGGACTGGCCCATATGTTGCAACGGTTATGATCGAGTATCCAGTCTCGCATCATTTCCTGACAGTGGCGCAGCTTCAGGTCAGCGGGCATTTGCCGAGCCGCCGCCAAGAGTTATTTTGTGATGTGCCTTCTTGTGTGAGATATCGTTAGGCTCGTAGACGAACGGCTTACGGGCTAGCTTGCGAGCGCGGATACGCAGACGGCGGTGCCAGTCTTTGCCAAACGCCTTCCAGCGTGCGGCGACGCTTATATCCGTCACAGTCGCGCCGAGCGGGAGGTCAACAGACATCTAAATAAGCCCTGATAAACTCTTCCGCGAGCGGCGCGACAATCGCGTTGCCGTAGGCGCGCAGGCGTCCCATTCGGCTGGCAACCCCATGAGCCAGCGGGAATGTGCCGGGTTCAACTGGCCGGGCTTTTCCGTCGGTGCAGGCGAGCCATTCGGAATCACTCCAGAAACTTGATGCGCCAGCATTGTTGAGGTCGGCTTGATTCCTGCGCATATCTTGCGTGCCATAGCTTGCTCTACTGTTCCGCCGAATTGTGCTGCGGTCGGGGTGCCCCAGCTCGCGAGCCACACCACTCGTCCACGGCCAAGCGCGAGTCAAGAACGCTCACAGTAAAGCCTAACTTGCGCAGCTTCTCGTGCTCGTGCATTTGCTGAAGCGTCGCCTTCTTACCTGGAGCCTTCAGCTCGACGAATTCCGTCAAGCCTTTAGGCCAGAGCACCAAACGATCGGGTACGCCCCTATGCGATGGGCTCACGAACTTATAAGCTCGGCCGCCCATCTCCGCGACTCGCTTCACGAAGTAAGCTTCAACGGCCGATTCGCGGATGATTCTAGCTAACCGCACTAAACTCTCCTGCCTTGTACACCTTGCCATCGCGCACTTCGAGAATGCCCTTAGCGACGAGACTCTTCACGCCCCGGTCATTCGCTTCGCAAGTGCCTTCCACCAAAGCGTCAAGACATTGCTGCTCGGCTGCGCTGAGCTTAGGGCCGGGGTCTTGGTAGATGGTGGATTCAAGGACAACTGACTGAACAGCTCGGCCAACTCGCGTTGAATCTGTTCGCGCGTGCGCAAGGATAAAGAACTGTTTGGCACAAGTCTCGCCGTCTTTTTGCTTCGTGTTCTCGAAGACGCGGATTTCCGTGCCGTCTTTGATGCCGGCGACGAACTCTGTGTCAACGGCCTGTTCCCACGCACTAGTTCCTCGGCCACGGGTAGCGTCGCCATGTCCAGTATGGTGTACCACAAGGAGCGCAGCGCTACCTCGGCAAGCGGAAGCGGCGCGGAAGAATCGGTAGAGGTCTTCGGCAGCATTTTCTTCTCCTCCGGAATATCGGCCGTACGTATCGATGATGAGTAAGGCCAGCTTACGCTCATAGAGTTTCTCCGCTTCGGCTATGTGGTTCTTCACGAGCTGTACGCCTTCCGGCGTCGGCAAGGCCAATGGGCGAGGCAGCACGACGAAAGGTGCTTCCGAGAAATCGAGACCGCGCGCATAGCGCAGCGCTTGAAGCCGGTGACGCAAACTGCCAGCGCCTTCGCCACACAGGTACATGACTAGCCCTTGCTGAGCCTCACGCCCGAAGAACGGCGCTCCCGTCGCCACGCTAACGCCTAGCTCAAGTGCCCATAGCGACTTGAACGACTGCGACGGGCCTATCAGCGACGCCTCGGCGCCGTGCTCCAACAGCCCGTCCACAAGGTACGGTGGCGAGTCGTGTGGCGCGAGTAAGTCTTTGGCGGTCCACAAAGAGACAACATTTTTGGCCTCTTCCGTGGCCGCTTCGATTGGCACGACTGGGAAGTCGTCCGGCGCGGCCTGCTCAAGCTGAAGCAAAGAGAGGCCAGTGATTCCCCCGCCCGGAGTGAACGATTGCCAATGGCTGCGAACGTCGCCAATGCTCTTGAATTTTGCACCTTGAGCGGACCAGTCAAGCCATGTTTGAAATCCGGCCTCAGAGCCGCCGTACTCATGGTGGAGTGCCATGCCGACGCGGCACCACTCGTCGTACCCTACGTCTGGGCTGATAGTCTCCAGCGCCTCAGCCAAGCGTTCTTTATCAACGGTCGGCTCGGCAGTGTACTCGCGCGGCGCTTCGACAGGTGGGATGAGCCAGTCAGGCGCAACCTCAAGCGCCGGAAAGTTGAAATCTGGCAATCGCCAGATGATATACCCGCCGTCGCCGCGGGTGTCCACGCCAGGCGCTAGGCGCCCCGCAGAGCTTCGCACGGGCTGAGTGTAGGCATAGAGCAGGTGCCAGCCGCCGCGCGGCGTAGGGATGCGTACAGGCTGTCCGATGCGGTGCTCGTTGGCTGCGAGCCAAGGCAACCCTTCCGGGTCCACGTCCACGACCCAGAAGCCGTTAACGGCGCCTGTCGGGGCGCCCCAGCTCGGCGGGTCACCATAAATGCTTCTCGCGAACTCGGCTTCAAGGGCGTCCTTGAAGCCGCGAGTTGTGAGTGGTCGCTTATCGGCAGAGCAAGGGAAGATCAGCATTCAGCCCTTCCTGTAACGCGCAGTCGTGTAGCCTGCCGCCGTCAACGGCAAGCCTGCTAGATACGTCGGCAGTTTCGTCATCTCCTCAATCATAGACTCGTGTGTCCTCACGTCGGTTTGCGACACTTCGGCAATCACTTCGTCATGTATGTGAAGCACGATCGGATACCCTTGCGCGTCAAGACGCAGCATTGCATCGACGAGTATATCACGACATCCGCCTTGCGTGATGGCGTTCGCCAGAAGTCCGCCATACAGCCCTTCACGATACCACTGCGGCGACTTGAGTGCCGTGAGCTGCGTGCGGAAGGTCTCTTTGCCTTTGGCGTCGCGCGTCACTACTGTCTCGATTTTCGGCTTGGCGAACATCACGCGCCGGCCGCTCGGAAGTTGAATGGCGAGCCAGTCAGCGGTAGCTGCCATCTTGACCTTGCCGACGACAAACAGCTTGCCGGGATTACTAACGGCTTCTTTCGCCGCCGTGATGAGCGTCTCCCAAAGCTGCGTCGTCGCGGGGCATCCGTCGCGCCATGAGTGCTTGTATGCTGCGCACGCCGCGTAGATGTCGGGCGGCAAGTCGTGCGTGTTGTCAGTCTTGACAGCCCACTCGTACTCGCTGCGCCCGCGCTCGATGTACTCGGCCGACAGCGTGCGCGGCGCGTCCTGCGCCAGCTTCTTTAAGTCAAGGCGGTAGCTGTTCGCGATGTTGATATATGCGCCGACGCCGCCTTCATACCCCATGCTTAACTCGCAGCCTTTCATTTGCTGGCGTTCGGCATCGGTGAACGACTCAGGATCGCGACCTGTCATCTTCTGACCTAGTAGCCGATAGAAGTCTGCGCCGCGCCCGGCGTCTTTGTCGTGGTACGCCTGAAGTTTCCACTCTTCTCCTGCATACCACGCAAGCATCCGGCCTTCGATATTAGACCAGTCGGCAACGAGCAGCTTGTGACCGGGCGCGGCAACGATGAGGCCGCGCAGCGCGTCGGCGCATACGGCCATTGCTTCGTCGCCCCAGATAACGTCTAGGCAGCCGATCTGGAGCGCCTCGATGGCACACGCCACGACATCGGCTTTGCGCTCAGGGCGGGGCATGTTGCCCGGCTGGAAGCCTTTGTGACTGAATCGACCGATCCGACCGGCACCGCCGTATGTCACCGTATAACGGATTCGTCCGTCGTGCGCAGTATTGATAGCTGTCTGACATTTCGCCGTGCTCGACTTCGCCGTGAGCAGGCGAAGCTCGATCATCTCGCGTTGCTCAGGTGTCAGCGTCGCCTCGCGCAGCGCCTTGCGCAACGTCTCGGCTCTCATGTCAACGAGCGCAAAGGTGTCGCTTGCAATCCAGTCCTTGACGGCGGCGCGCTGTGTGCCCTTCTTGATCGCTCCATCGGTGAGCGCCTGCACGCGCGCGTCAAGCGAGACGCGCGCCTTGGCGCTGGCGTCGATCATCTTCTGTGCAAGATCAAGGTCAACGGCGAAGCCGCGATCGTTGATGCGCTGGTCAAGGTGATACACGCGCTGCTCATATTCGCCAAAGTTCCAGTCGGGCAGGCGCTTGCAGAGCTGGCGCAGCGCTTCCACGTCATGGATCGCATAGTCAACAAACATGAGCCACTCGACAGGATAGGCGTCAGGGTCGGAGCCTTGCTCGCAGAATAGCTCGATCAGCGCCGTGCCGTCTTTCTTGGCCGCGTCGCCGAGCTTGTATATCCGGGAAAGGTCTTCGAGCGAGCCAGGGAGGCCGTGCGCGTAAGCGCGCGCCCTGGTGCAATACCAACGGTCGATAGGGACGTCGATGAGCTTATGACGGATAACGACGCGATCGAACTGCGCGTTCTGAGCTGCAACGGTAATCTTCGGATCGCGCAGCGCGTCAAACAAATCGGCCGGGCGCCGCTCGCGAGTATCCCAGACTTGCACCGGATCGTCGTCAACGGCCCATGTCACGAGCAGCAATGCTGTGTCAGGGTGCCGCGCGTAGTTGTCAAGTCCGAGAGTGTTGAGTGCGTTCTTAAACGGCGCCTTGACTTCAGTGTCGAGATGTATCACTCGACAGCGACCCACAACTCAGCCGGCGCAGTCGGGAAGTAGTGGAACAGAGCGGGGCAGAGCCACAGCACGAGCTTCGTTTGCACGTCACAATAGACTGTGCCGCCGTACTGCGCACCAACGCGCAGAAGCTGCCGGGCCTCGGGGAATTGGCTCGCCGAGAAGAGTAAACGGACAGACTCTTGCTCAGGTCGTGCAAGGCGCGACAGGAGCGTGTCCGCGCCCGATACGAATGCCTCACGTACTAAGCCAACGCGCGCGTCGTCAAAGGCCCAGCCGCCGTTCGCTGTGCGGTACGGTGCAAGCTCCATGATGCTGTTCACTGTTGCCTCCAGGCTTGTGATAAAAGTGCGGGTTACTTTTCAATCGCGACCCGCGGCGCGATAGGTCATTAGGTGCCGAAGATGTCGCCGAACTCGCTGCCGGCCTTTGCCGAGTCAGCCACTTCGCCGAAGTCTTCCGCACTCGCCGATCCGCCGCCGCTGAACGGCTCGCCATCACGGACGAACTGAACGCCGGTCAACTGCGCGTTGATGCGCCGACCGTGGCTGTTCTGCTGCGCCCAGATGGAAAGTCGCGCGTTGACGTAGCTACCGCTATACGGCTTGCCGCCTTCTTGGCTGAGCGGCTGCCGGTTCTGATCGACTACCAACGGTCGGGTAGGGCTGCGGGCAGAGACAAAGAGATTGCCCGGATACCCTTCAATCTCAGGCTTGCTGTTCCCGTCGCGCAAACAAACGCGACCGCCAGCAACGAGACCCTTCAGCACTTCGGCGCCTTGCGCGCCCCACTTGGCGTTCGCCACTTCGAGCATCGCCTTTTGCACAACGGCAATGCTCTTGTGACCAGGCTTGAGCAGGAACGAGGCCGAGAAAGCAGCCTTGCCCGTGCTGCCTTGCACGACGCTGGCGGTCCACAGACCGTGGGCGAAGGCAATTCGCACGTCTTCAATCATCACAATACCGGTCGTCTTGATCTGAGTCATGAGCTATGAGTTTCCTTGTGTTGAGCTATGAGAATTTGCTCGTCTCTCCGAGCCGTCAAATTTAGATGGGCAACCACATCGGAGGCGCGCAGGTTGCCGAGTCTCGCGTCCCGCTTTAACCCGCGGGCGGGCCGTCAATGTTTTTAAAGTCCTTCAGCGCTTTGTTCTCGCTAGTGCCGCGGACGATTTTCATGCTCGGCGCGGCGCGTTCTATTTGCTCAGCCAGCAGTGAGTACTTCTTAGCTGGCAGTATCTTCTCAGCTTCAGTCGGGGAAAGCAAGCGGAATTTATACATCTCGTCTTGCTTCATGCGCCACGCTTTGAAACAAGCCTCAACGGCGCTTTCATCTTTCCACTTCCTATTACCTTGGCGACCTTCAACGAGACACCAGCCAGGGATAGGGTGCCCCGCCCCCAGTGTAGCACGCGCCGCGGCCTCGATGCCGGCAACCCAGGTCTTGACAAGTTCCAATTTATCAAGCGCGCCGGCCAGACCGTGCTCTGTCATGTCAGGCACATTGGCGAAGTCAACAAGCGCAGCGTCCATCGCTTCTTGTCTCAGTGCCGGACACTTTGCCTTAGCCGGGCACCAACGGCACGCGTCATCGCTGGGCGCTAATGTCGCCGCGCCGGCTTCTATGGCATTGACGCAAGGCTCAACGGTGCCGCTATGCCATTCGCGAAGCTCAACGGCGCTCAATGGTTCGTGATCGGTATGATCGCAGCGCGGCTGCACGATGTGCAGCTCGACGCGTTCAGGGTCGGCGAGAATAGCAACGGCCTCTAGCGCATGGTAGCCGTACAGTCGCAGCTGTGGATTGTCAGCAGCCACGACGACATGCCCGCGCCCGTACTTAAGGTCGAAGACCTTGAGCACGGCAGGGGATACGACAATCGCGTCGGCCGTGCCGCGTGTCGGCGCGTCGCCGCCGACTTGCTGCTCAACGAGCAGCACGGCATCAGGCGTCAAAGCATCGCGAACGGTATCTAAGTAGACTTGAATGAAGCTCGCCATATCTGTGTCTACAGTGAATCGCGAGCGCACACTGCCGTCATCATTCTTGACGAGCAGAATATAGCCTATATAGTTCGCAGCGTCGTTGCCGTCGCGCAATGCCATCGCCGCCAGCTCGTGCGCCGCTGTGCCTTCGTCGGCGTGCTCACTGCTGGTGTTTGGCTCGTTAGCGCTCAACGCGACGGAGCCAGGGCAGACTAGCCAACGATGGGCACTCGACGGGGAAAGTTTTGCATGGCTCATGAAAGTCTCATTGCGCGAACACGCGCTAAGTGAACTTCACTCTTCGCCAAGTCATTGCACGGCTGCAAACCTCGTGCGCTGCACACCGGGCAGTTTGTGCCGCGATCATTGTCATGACTTTTAGTCAAGGCAAAATGCGCCTTGCCGTCCGCAACGGCGTGAATATTATCCGGACTCATTTCTTTAACTTCACGTCAAAGAAGTGAAGCATCCCGACAACGCCGACGAGTACCCCGCAGACAAATGCAAAGAGCATCACAGCGCCGCCTTAGCGATTGCCTCAGCCCAGCGATCTTCGGCAATCCCGACGACGGTCTTGGCGCCTAGTTCAGCGACAAGCGCCTTGATAGCGTCAAGCCCTTTCACTTTTGCATACGCCGTTAGCGCATCGATTACGTCTTTCTGTTGGATTGGCGCGGCAGGCGCAGTCTCAGCGACGATAGGCGCCGCTACCGCTGCTTTCTTCGGTGCTTTCGGCTTGGCTTCTGTCACAACGGGGGCTGTGACGAGCGCGCCGCGCTCGGCGACGGCCGTAGTCAAACGGTCAACGGCAGCGGCTAAGGCTTCAAGGCTTGTTTCAAGGCTCATGGTTATTGCTCCAGGTAAGGGTTAGATAAGGCTGCGCACACTATCACAAGCGCGAGCCAACACGCAAGCAAAATCATCTATTCCGCAGCCAAATGGTTACAAAGGCCGGCGCCACAGCGCGCTGATAGTCGGCCCGTGCCGTCGCCCGAGCGCGATCATAGTCGGCCTGTGCCGGCGCCACAGCGCGCCGATAGTCGGCCCCTGCCGGCGCCGTAGCGCGCTGATAGTCGGCCCATGCCGTCGCCGTAGCGCGATCATAGTCGGCCCATGCCGGCGCCTCAGCGCGCTCATAGTCGGCCTCTGCCGATTCCATAGCGCGATCATAGTCGGCCAATGACGGCGCCAGAGCGCGCTGATAGTCGGCCTCTGCCGGCGCCACAGCGCGCTGATAGTCGGTCCATGCCGTCGCCACAGCGCGCTGATAGTTGGCCTGTGCCGGCGCCACAGCGCGCTGATAGTCGGCCCGTGCCGTCGCCGATAGAAGATGCTCAGCGGCCCAACTCCAATCAAAAGTGCTGACGTGCTCGGCCGCTAGCTCAAGCGTAGGGACAACGCCGCGCGGCCACAGGGCACGGAACGCTTGGACTTGTTCATCACACGCGCCGTGGGCGCGGAGTAATCGAGCGGTTATTCGGTTAGTCATGGCTTGTTACCTTACCCAGTAAGTTATACCGTCAAACTCGACGGCAGTATAATCCATTTGCAGCTCGCGCGCCGCTTGCTCCCAATCGATGCAAGTGTTTGGCCAGCTTGCTTCGCTGTTCACGGCGCCGATATCATCGGCGAATTGCTGCGCGTACTCGACGAAATAGCTGCTACGGATCAGCGTGGCTCCATATGCCCAATCTTCTGAGTAGCCTTGCGCCTCGGCTGCCAGCTTCTTAAGGGTTATCAGCTCTTCTCCATTCTCATAACACCAATCAGCTAACGCTTGTTGCGCAGACTCGCACGCGTCGCGCGCTTCCTCGTCCCGGTCAATTTGCTCTTCGTTGCAGGCTTCATTTGCTGCATCCATTAACTCCGCGTGCTCGGTTTCAAGCTCTTCTATGCGTGCTATCACGTCGCGAGAATCAATCATGTCGTCATACTTGGTGATGTTCATTGTCGGTTACTCCTTGAGTTTCGCTAATATTCTGTGACCAGCTTCGACGGCTTCGGGTAGCAGCTCGTTTGCTATCTCAGTCAGGTAGCTGTTATTGCCGCTCGGATAGTTGCATTCAATCCCCCACAGCGATACAGCGTGTTTGTCGAGCATGACATCGTTCTTGGCTACAGCTAGCACGACGCCACAATAAAACCATTCACTCTTTGCCCACGCGTCGCGAGCAGCGAGCAACGCGACTTGCTGTGAGTCATTGCAACCGGTTACTTCTTGATTGACGTTATGCGAATCATCATCGTCTATTCCATACGCATCGTCATATACGATGCGCGCGACGATATCAAACCCGTCGGCTTGACATTCGATAGCGTCACCATCACACGCGTAAGCGTCAAAACTTTGCTTGAACATTGTCGGTTACTCCTTCAGTCCTGCCATTGTGTTTTCAATCCACGCGCGGATACCGGGCTGGTGCTCGGCAAGTAATGCCGAGTCCTTACCGCGCGCAAGCCGACGCTCGGCTCGGCTCCAGCTAAGCCAATAGTTAGCTTTACTCGGCGCTCCTGGCAGTATCACCAGTTTCAAATTTCGCCAGTTGTCTGACAACTGCTTGTCAAGCCCGTACTCCCACAGCTCCCAGGTAATCTCGGCGTCTGGCTTATGTGACGCAATAAGGAAACTCTTCGCGGCTTCTGGCTGATTGCCTGTATAACGCAATTCTTGACGTTGCATAGCCCATGCCTTTTTGTTCAGTTGACTTTTTTCCGTTTTCGTCTCTTCGCGCTCTGTTTTGTTCACAGGTTCTCTCCCAGCCAAATGGTTACAAAGGCCGTCGCCCGAGCGCGCCGATAGTCGGCCCCTGCCGGCGCCACAGCGCGCTGATAGTCGGCCCATGCCGTCGCCCGAGCGCGATCATAGTCGGCCCCTGCCGGCGCCGTAGCGCGCCCCAAGCTATCGGCCCGTGCCGTCGCCGTAGCGCGATCATAGTCGGCCAATGACGGCGCCAGAGCGCGCTGATAGTCGGCCCATGCCGTCGCCAGAGCGCGCTGATAGTCGGTCCATGCCGGCGCCACAGCGCGCCGATAGTCGGCCTCTGCCGGCGCCACAGCGCGCTGATAGTCGGCCTGTGCCGTCGCCGATAGAAGATGCTCAGCGGCCCAACTCCAATCAAAAGTGCTGACGTGCTCGGCCGCTAGCTCAAGCGTAGGGACAACGCCGCGCGGCCACAGGGCACGGAACGCTTGGACTTGTTCATCACACGCGCCGTGGGCGCGGAGTAATCGAGCGGTGATCTTACGCATTGTGTGCTCCCTCGTTGCAAGCTTTCAAAAAGCGTTCGCGGTCGAAGCGCGGATTGGTACCGGCCAGCTCGTCAGCTAGCGCATCAGCGGCGCGCTTAAGTGTGATGTAGTCGCTGCCGTCGAGCGAGTGCGTGTAGCGGATTGCAGCGGCGATCAACTCAAAGTCTTTGCGTGTCATTTTGCGGGTCTCCATTGGTGTTCAGGATTGCAGGGTAACCGAAAAGGCGCGGCGGTGTCAAGGAGTGTCTTCTACCGTGGTCTAGGGTAGTTAAGTACTCTAGGGGGGTAAAGCGGCTAGCGAGGGGCGGCGCCTTTCGGCCAAACCCCTATAGGGAGTGTCTTCACACGCGCGTACCCGCCATAGGCGGTACTGCGCCTGGAAGGGTTGGCCGGATGCGCCGCTTCGAGCCGGAGAAATTCGGTTAATGAGAATTGTTCTCATATCTGTTTTTCTTTTCGCTGATTGGGCGGGAGGGTTATGCGTGGTGCTTGGCATTATGCTTGTGGCTGCGTGTATTGCTATATAGGCGTGGATCGCAGAGTACCCGCTACCCTTGCTAGGGGTATTAGCTCAAAGTCTTAGCAGCGGGCAATAGGAGCGGAGCTTACGGCGCGGTTTGGCCGCACCGTTATCGTAGATCACGCCATCAATCACAGCGAAATAGTGGTTAGTGCATTCGACAAGGAACCAGCCGCTATGTGGCAATAGGTCTAGGACGCGGCCAACTGTAGGGAACTTGAGCAGTCCGCGCCGATCAAAGCCTAGGTTATTGAATAGCTTCGGCCGCTCGTCGAGCAATACTCCGCTTCGGCTATCTATCACGGCATGCATCATTTGTTTGAAGAATACTCCGCGCCGCTCTTTGCGACCTTGCAAAGCTAGCAGCCTATGCGCTTCAGAGTACTCGACGCATAAGAGCGCCGACAGTGCCAGCACTCCGCAGTCGTTTGTTTCGTGTGCGTAGCCTTTAGGTGTTTCGAGCTTGATCACGGCTACTTCCTCTCGACAGTTACGGACAGTGCGCCACAGGTAATGGCGTGGCGCTCCAAGGCCAGTGCGCCGCGCTCGCTGCCAGCTCGGTATTGCGCTGATATCAGCTCGCCGCGCATTAGGTAGACAATGGTTAATAGGTACATGTCAGCTCCTCTTCGTTACGGTCAGGTGAGTTGTGCAGAATGCCAGCCAAGAAAGCCCCTGGTGAATCTATCGAGTAGCCAGTATCTACTAGAAGAGACCACTTGTCTCTATAGATTTCTCAAGTTAACTGTTATTCTCACTACCTGTTTGCGTATCGGCATATTGCTCGCAATCAATGCTTAATGTTGATTGCGAGCAATGCCTATCGGTTCGAGGCATCGATGCCTATCGGTTCGAGGCATCGATGCCTATCGGTTCGAGGCATCGATGCCTATCGGTTCGAGGCATCGATGCCTATCGGTTCGAGGTGTATCTCCATATGGCAGCAATTTCCCCTCTGCCCTGCTCCCGACCGCGCGATGCAAATGGCGGCCTATGCGTAGTCTACAACGCATGAGGCTGCAAGCCAGCAGCGGCGCGGGCCGCAGAGGGGAGGCACACCCCCACCGGGCTAAGCTAATGGCGCGGCTGCCGATGGCCCTTACGAGAAAAATTTTGAGAGCTTTTGCCTTACGAGAAAAATTTTGAGAGCTTTTGCAAAAACACAGAGCCTCCACGAGAAAAGCTGCAAGAAATTACAAATTTGCGATTTTCAACAAACTAACCGCTTGTAGAAAAAAGCAGATGTCAAAAATCTTTGACATGATGTACGAAAGGCTTGACACGGCAAAACCGCTTGTGTTATGGTGCGCCGACTCTCCACACAGGAACGAGAATGATTCGCAACTTGATTCTAAAATGGCTCGGCTTGCAAGCGGCTCACGCCGCGCTGGCAATGCAGGCGCACAACTTGACAGTGGTCGCTGAGGCGCATAACGAATTAGAGCGGCGCCTGCTTATTCTCGAAACCTTCTTGGCTAGCCAACACGATCGCCTGCCCGGCGAAAAGGTACACTGACAAATGATCTGTCCGCGATGCGAAGCCCGTGCCGTTTACCCAGAGCACGGCGCGCTGTGCCTGAGCTGTCTTCAGCGTGAGCTGAAGAGTTTTGGTGAACGGAACGACGACAACCCCGGCGCGCAGTCGAGCGAGTTGAAGCGCGGCGGATGGCGCACGCATCCGCACGGCAACTCGGACGGAGATAAGTCTTGACAGATTCAAAATTGCATGGGAGTCTGGAGGCAGGAAGAACCTAAATAACTTTCGCCTCGTGAGACCGGCCTTCGAGCCGACAGTCGTTCCGCGGAGAGACACCGCGGCGGGGCGTCCAACTGAAGGACCGGCATGTCACCAGATCGCGACTTGAAGTTCGTAGCGAACGGCGGGCGGTTGATTGCCGTTGCAGCGGCAGCGGCAGCCGATACCGGCTTTCGCACCGGCCGGTTATACCTCATCTCGTTGATGGGCGCCGCAGGCGTTGGCGCGATGGCAGCTTGCCGCTGGGGCGCGAATGACCCGACTGTCGCCGACGCCGGCTTCGATTTCACTGTTTCGATCGGCGAGCCAATTTTAATTCGCGTACCGGCAGGCGTCACAGAGCTGCGTGCAATTCGCGTCGTTGCGGTTGATGCAACGCTTATGGCCTCGCTGGTTGACGAAGGCGCCTGATGATTGTCGCGCTGTTCGTCTTAGGCTTGATGATATGGCTATTCGCCGATGAACTGCGAGCATGACAACGGAACTCGCCGGCAAGGATACGCAACTTCCGCGTGATCGCAGCAATCAGTCAATGCAAGTGCTGGGGCAAAGCAGCACGGAAGTAGTTGCGATGACGCTGGCCGGAACAACGGCCCAGGTTACGATCCCGGCAGGCTCGGAGATTGTTGAAGTGGCAGCGCTTGCAGACTGCCACATATCGTTCGGAGCGAATCCGACCGCGACGACGAACAGCCCCGCTTTCCCGAAAGGTTGTGTAGTGTACAAACTGCTACCAGACCAAACGAAGCTGGCCGCCATCTTGGCGTCTGGCGCATCTGCCGCACAACTGACCGTGACCAGGCTCAAATAATGGGATTTTTCAGCAAGTCGAAAGAGCCGGCCCGGTCACACACGGTGATCGTAGCAGGCGGCGTGCGCATCCCGGCGCACATCGCGGCGGTATCTCCGCTGCATCGTCGTCCGACAACGACGGCCGCGATCTACCAGCCGCCTAAGCGTGGTATGTGGGTCTTCCATCCCGACCACGGTGTTGGTGTGCTGCTGAACATGCACGACGGGAACTCCGCTCTTGTCATGTTCACGGACGCGACGGAAGGGTTGAACAGAATCGAGGCGACGGTGCCGGCGACGAGTTTGCGGCAAGCGTGGTACGAAGAGATACCCGCAGGGCGACGACCGACGATCGAGCGCGCTGAGAGCATGGGCTATCACAACCGACCGGCGTGGACCTGAGATGACAATACTCGTTCCTAACGTCGGCGAGAATATCGCGTTGTCCTACCTGATCGGGAAGACGACGACAGTGCGCGATCTTGTGTACCGGCTCTTTGCGACGAACGTCACGCCTGCCGAGACCGATGTAGCGGGCAGCTACACGGAAGCGGCAGGTGGCGGATATGCTTCGAAGACGCTGACCGGCGCGAGCTGGACAGTGACGAACGGCGCGCCGACTGATGCCGCGTACGCGCAGCAGACGTGGACCTTTACAGGCGCGCTTAGCACGAACCCGACCGTTTACGGGTATTACGTTACGCGCGTGACCGATGCCGACCTCGTGTTGGCTGAGACCTTTTCGAGCTTCACGCCGGCCAACAACGGCGATCAGATTCTACTAACTCCGCACATTACCTGCGACTGATGGCCGAAGCATTCGTCCGACTTGCAGATGATAGCGCCGTCACAGGCAAGCGGATGGCGACTGAGCAGGTGCTCAGCTCCATCGGTGACTTGCAGCATATCCAGAAGGCGACGCTCGTTGACAACTCAGGCGAGGCACTAGCTCAGCTCGTCGCGCTAAATTTTGCTCAACTGCGCGTGCTACGCGCGATTCTTGCTATTACGCAAGCTAATAGTTCGTCTCGGATAACCGAAGACGATTTCAACAACGCTTTGGAGATTTAGTTTATGCCGATGGTGCAGTCCTTGAAGAACCGCTTCGGCGGCTACATCGACCAACTTGCAGGCTCGTTGGGTGATTCAACAGTCTCCGAGCTGCACGGCCGGTACTTCGAGGCAGTGGCTCGCGGCAACGTGTACACAGGCGGTATGACGGCGATTACGTCGATCAGCAATGCCACCTTCACGACGGCAACTACGGGCGCGACGGCGACGCCGATTGTTGGCGTATACAACCCGGTTGGCAACTCCAAGAGCGCAGCCGTGCTCGTCGCGACGATGAATGCAATCCTGACCGCACTACAGAATACTGGTCCTGGCGGCTTCGTGTGGATGGCATCGGCTGCGGCAGGTCCAATTTCCACGGGCAACAACCCGATCAACGCAGCTACACTGGTCTCCGGCGGCTCGTCCATGAAAGCTCTGGCCGGTGCAGCGCTTACTGGCATGACTGGCACGCTCGCGGCTGTTCGCGCTTCGATGATGGGAGGCGGCAACGCTTACAACATCGCGTCGCTGAGTACCGCGGCCGGATTCACGACGCTGAATGCGGCAGGCTTTGAACTCGTGGATGGTGCGCTTATCGTGCCGCCGAACGCGGTGCTCGGCCTGTTTGCAACTACGACGCCTGTCGCCCATAGCGCAGTGTCGGGAATTTTCTGGGAAGAAGTGCCGAATAGCTTCGTCGCTGCGGCGTAAGCCGTGTGGCTAGACCTTCAGTCCCTTTGGCAAACGGTCACAGGCAGTAGTGCAAGTTACACTGCATCTGGTGGCTTGCAACTTGGAGGCGCGAGTTCATTCGCCAAGGGTGAGACGGTCGTAGCCTCGGGCGGCATTACGCTCAGCGGCACGAGTAGTGAGTTAAGGGTGCGGAATGTGATCCCGGCAGGTGGATTGCAGCTTGGCGGGGCCGGACTTTACGCCAAGGGTGTAGCATTCGTGGCGGCGGGTGGACTGCAACTTGGCGGCGTCGCGGTAGAAGCGCGCGTCGCGAGTCGCACACCGGCAGGCGGGCTGCAACTTGGCGGGAGCGGCGCAACAGTCCGGGTACGAAGCCCGGCACCTTCGGGCGGTTTGATTCTTGGAGGACAGGGCGGTGTGGGCTTCTTTACCTTCGGTACTGAAACAACCCGCGCCCGTCTCAATCGCTTCTTGACCTACATCCGACGCCGATAAAAGGACCATATGGTACGAACTAAGTTTCAAGCCGCACTCCTTCTGCGTGAATCGCCAGTTGATGCACTCGAAGTCTTGACGGAAATCAGCAACCGACTTCAGACCTACCAGACTTTCCCGCCCGGCCTGATTATTGCGATCGGCGAGTGTATTCGTGACGTGCTGCTCGAAGTTAACGACGTGAAGGCGCAGAAGGTTGCCGACGCCAAGCGCGCGGCTGACTTGCGAACGCTAACAGGTGAGTCGAAGTGACGGACTTCGTGCTCTCGCCTGCAAACGCCAGGCACCGCGCACTCGGTCTGATCTGCGCGGCGAAGCTCGGCATGAAGCAGCCGTGGTTCGTGTCGAAGCTGCTGGCTCGCGCCAAAGACTCGCAAGGGGCGATGAGTGTTGTAGTCGCGAAGGATCGCGGACGTTCGTTCAGATACTTCCGCAAGGCTGATAGACCTGATCGCGCTGGCCGTGAGGCACACAAGGACTTCGTTCGCCTGAACATGAGCGCCGCGTGACGCTGTTCCTCAGCCTTGAGAGCGCTCTCGCCGATGCGCGAGCAGACGTTGAGAAGGCCGGCGAGTCACTGCACGACGCGGCGATCAAGGCCGCGCAGTTGAAGGCCGACTACGACATGAAGGCCGAACAAGTTCGCCGGCTCGAAGGTGCACTCAACGCTTTGCACGGCGCCACGACTGCGCCAGTTGTACCAGCTGCCGTCCCGGTGCAGCGACCGCCGAAGGTCGCTGAACTAACCGGCCCGACGTGCATAGGCTGCGGAGAAGTTGGTAAGATCGTGCGCATCAACAGCGCCATTTCAACCTGCTCGGCGTGCAATGCCCAATACGTCGGTTGATCTTCTTGCCCTACTCCTCGGTATGGTGCAAGACCTAGAACAGCTTCGCTCGACGGCCGCGTACTATCAGCTTGACGCTATCCGCAGCCTCGAACACCGAATCAACGAAGGACTGCGTGCAATCCGTGACGAAGCCCGTAATGCAGAGCGAGCTGGACTCGATCCTCGGAACGACTGATGAGTTCAGCGCCGGCAAGTCGCTCGTCGCTGTAGAGCCTCCGCACGACCACCTTGAGGCTCAGGCCAAAGGCCGTGGCGGACGCCCACGCGGGCGCGTTGACAATCGCGTAGAGTCAACGAAAAGCTCGGTTATGAAGCAGCGCCTCGCCCTTGAGGCCGGGCTGCGCGAGTACATCGCCCATCCTAACCGCCGCAAGATGCTGCGCGATGCGCTCGATCGCATTATGCGCATCGCTGCGTACGGCATCGAAGACAAAGACGCCGTGCGCGCATGGGCTGTGCTCAGCGATAAGCTGATGTCCACGGCGAAGCAAGAGGAAGAGGCGGGCTCGCAGAAGAATCAGGAAATCACGATCGTCATCGAGAACGCGACGGTCAAGAAGTTACCCGTCATCGACGGGATATACACCGAAGTGAAGGAAGCATAATGGCAAACGAACTGAAGAACCAATCGACCGACGCTACGAATAGCGGGTTCGGTCTTGAAGGCTTGAGCGAGAACCAGGGCGAGCCGTTTGTCGCGGCGACGCTCGTGGACGGCGGCGACAGCCAGAAGGGCGCGAAGCAGCCGAACAGCCCGCAGCATCAGGACGTGTAATCGTGGCGAAACTAGGCTACGAATCCGCGGCTGATGAGTCGAAAGGCCAGAGCAATCCCGGCGACGGGCTCTTTGGCATAGGCGACGAGTCAAACGCCGGCGTCGCTCCAGTTGGCAAGCAGACGAGCGTCCTTGACCTCTCTGCCGGCGCTAAGAATGGTGCTGGCCTCTGCACGGCCGAAGGCCCGGAAGGCGGCGACTTGACGCTCGGCACTGAGCACGACGTTGACCCGTTCGCGCGGAACTTCTCGTAATGGGCAACAAACGCTCGGATGCAATCGACGCCGCGGTTGAGAACGCCGTTCGCGGCAAGCCGGCCCCTGTTGCGCCGCCCGCTGGCGTGAAGAAGCCGATCTGGGAGCGGATGGGCATGACACTGGAAGAGTACCAACGCGCCCAAGCGCAGCGTGCGCAGGCTGACCGTGCCCGTGCTGGACAGACAAACCCCGGCAACTGATGGCTAATAACCCGTTCAGCGTCCTCGGCGCGGCTGAGAAGCTGCAAAATCGCGGCCGGCAGGTCGATTCCGCGGTCGAAAAGGCTGCGCCTGCCGCCAAGCCTGACTCAACTGTGCGCGATAACAAGGTTCGGCGGGTATACCCGTCGTCCTACGCGCCGCGCGCCGGCCAGAAGGCTGCCGAGTACGGCACGCCGATGGGCGTTGAGGCGCCGCAACCCGAATCTGCCGCCGAGCGCGCTGCTCGCGGCCAGACAAACCCCGGCCAATAGGCTGGTTAAACTAAAACTATACAAGGTAGGTTACTCTCATGGCATTTAACGCGAAGAAAGCGTCTCCTCGGATGTTTCACGGCATTTATGACGTGATTTTTGGCTCAGCGGTCGTTGATCCGGCCTCGGTTGCGACTGGCGCTGCCGGCCAAGGCTCCACTACTGTTACTGTGACGGGCGCAGTGCTCGGAGACTTCGTAATTTTCCATCCGGGCGTTGATACGACCTCGGTTCAGATTACGTGCTCGGTCACGGCGGCTGATACGCTGAAGATTATGATCCAGAACTTGAGCGGAGGCGCGATCGACTTGGCGTCAAGCACTTGGCGCTTCACGTTGCTCCGTCCGAAGAGCTTGCTCGCTGCGATCTAGGTTATTTTCGATCGGCGAGCGCCAACGAGTCGCATAGCGCCTCCGCGGTCCTCGCCGATCGACACTTAAGGGGTCAGAATGAACTTCCGCATCCCTGACCGCTTCCAGATGGCGAACCGTAACTGGGTAGTTAAGTGGAAGGAATCGAAGAATTACTATGGCAAGACCGAAGGCGACAAAGCCCGCATCACGCTGGCTCATAAGATGTCTTCTGAGCTGGTACTTCAGACTTTCTTGCACGAGCTGCTGCACGCAGCGGCCGGCACAATGGGATGGGATAAGGTCAACTCCGATGAGCATCGAATCGACGCTCTCGCCGCGCTGCTAGCGCAAGCTATCCAGACGGCTGAGTGACAACGCTCAAGTTCTCTCTGCATCCTGCGCAGCAAGCAATCTACAACTCGCCTGCACGATTCAAGGTATGCGCCTGCGGCCGACAGTTCGGCAAGACGTATCTTGCCGTCGTTATGTGTATCGTGAACGGGCTTGCGACGCACAACACGTACGGCGACGAGCTTTCGACTGACGCCGAAGTCGTGTACATCGGCACGACGCTGGAGCAAGCCCGACGAAACGTCTGGAACTTGCTGAAGTCACTCGCCATGCCTGCCGTGATGATTGACGCGGCTGGCCGAGCGATGGTTCACGAGAACACGAGTGTTGTCACGCTCGCGAACGGCGTTCGTATCCGGCTTCTCGGCATGGACAATCCTGATGCAGGCCGCGGTATGCGTATTCGCTTCGCGGTGTTCGACGAGTACGCGCAGATGCCCGAGAACGCATTTCCGGAAATCATCCGGCCTGCGCTTCTCTCGACTCGCGGCGGCACGCTGTTCATCGGCACGCCGAAAGGGCGTAACCACTTCTACCGTCTCTTCCAGGCGGCAAAGCAAGGTGAGTTGAATGCCGACTGGGCGGCGTTTAACTACTCATCGTTTGAGAACTCGTTCTTGTCAAAGGACGAGCTTGTGCAGACGGCTCAGGACTTGACTCGCGGCAGCGAGCACCTGAAGCAGCAAGAAATCAACGCGAGTTTCGTAGAGCCGGGCGGCGACATCTTCTCGCGTACAATGTTTCCGATCGTCGAGAAAGAGCCTCAGGATGGAGAATACTTCATCGCCGTTGACTTGGCCGGATTCTCGACAGAGGCTATGGACAAGACGCCGAAGCGGCGCGATAACACAGCCATTTCAGTCGTGAAGGTCCACCCTGTCTATGGCGGGAAAGGCAACGACGCGACCGGCTGGTGGGTCCGCAAAATAATTTACGGTCGGTGGGATGTGCGTACGACGGCGTACAACATCTTGAAGGCCGCGCAGGATGTCCGCTGCACGGAGGTCGGCATCGAGAAAGGCGCGCTGAAGAACGCGGTCGAAGGGTACCTCGAAGAGTACAAGACCGAGTACGGCGCCTCTTTCCGAATTGTCGAGCTGAGCCACAACAACCGCGCGAAGCAGCAGCGCATAGCCTGGGCGCTCGAAGGGCGTGCATCGAAAGGTCGCATCGCCCTTGCGCCCGGTGCGTGGAATGAAGCGTTTCTCGATGAGGCTTGCGGGTTCCCGTCACCGCTCGTACACGACGACATGATCGATTCGCTGGCCTACATAGATCAGATGACCGAGCTGTCAGCTTATTCACTTGACGACTTTTCCGACATCCGTGCTGAGTTCACGGATGATATAGCAGGTTATTGATGTCACTCGTCGTTGAAGCAAATGCCAAGCCCATGCGGCCGACCGGACGAGGGTCGGACCTCGTGTCATGGGTCATGGCGAATGTGCAGCGCAACCGACAAGACCGCGACAACGCCTACAAAGAGCGTTGGGACGAGTATTACAACATCTGGCGCGGGCGTTGGTCACCTACGTCACGCACTCGCAAGAGTGAGCGCTCACGCCTCGTCTCGCCCGCTACGCAGACTGCGGTAGACACGATGCTGTCGGAGATTATCAGCGCGATCTTGAACAAAGATCAGTGGTTCGATATCTCGGATGACATCGCTGACGATCAGAAGCAAGACGCCATCCTCGCGCGCGATCGTCTGACGGAAGACCTGTACAAGGATGGCATCGTAGACTTCCTTGCGCAAGTGCTCTTGAACGGCTCGATGTACGGCCAGTTGAGCGCCAAGATCGTCGTAGACGTGAAGCAAGAAGCGATGCCGATCCGCGTTGGCGACAAGCTCGTCCGCGGCTACAAAGAGCGCGCGGCGATCTACCCCGTTGCGATGGAGCCGGGCCAGTTCGTGTGGGATATGAGCGGCGCGACGAAAGTCGATGACATGCTCGGCGTGGCGCACGAGTTTCGCCTCGGCCTGCACAAGATTCGCGAGCGCCAGAAAAGCGGCGTATATCTTCCCGGTGATATAGGCCCGTCGCCGGATGAGAAGTCCACCGCAGAACGCTCGGAAGGCGACAACCCTGCGCACCAGAACGACGCGGCATTCGTCACGGAGTGGCATGGTCTAGTCCCGAAGCAGATGCTCGCGCGAATTCGCGGCGGCGACGCCCCCGGACTGGATGCGATACTCTCTGACATTGGCAATGACGAAATGGTCGAGGCCATCGTCACAATCGCGAACGAAGGCCAGCTTCTCCGCGGCATACCTAATCCAAGTGTCATGGATGACCGAGCAGTCGTCTCGAATCAGTTCGACGACGTGCCGAACCGCTTCCAAGGCCGCGGACTGATTGAGAAGGCGTTCAACTCGCAGAAAGGGC